ATGCTGATATGATTTTGTTCAAGGTTTCTAATCCTGCTTATTTAGCTACTCTTAAAGAAAGTGGAGCTAATATAATATTCTCATATCAATAATAAGAAAGGATGATTTAAAAATGAGTAAAGAAGAGATTGAGGCTAAGGTAAGTTTTGGTGTTGCTATTGAGGCCATCAAGAATGGACACAAGGTACAGCGCGCTGGTTGGAATGGCAAAAATCAGTATATTGAGCTGGCTAAGAATATCAGCTATCAGAACTCTAAGGGAGAGATTGTAAATGCTCAGCATGATGCAATTGGCAATCAGGCCATTGCCTTTGTTGGGACAACTGGAGTGCAGCTTGGATGGCTTGCATCTCAGGCTGACATGCTTGCAAAAGATTGGATTGTAATCGAGTAACAGTATCCACACACAATAGAATATAAATTCAATAGAGGCAGGGTCATAGACCCTGTCTCATTATTTTTTTTTTATAAATTGTATGTAGCATAAACTCATGAGAAAGGATTTTCGTATCTATTGTGGGAGATTAATAACCAGATAGTTTATATACTATAACACTGAAAGGAGTGTGAGATATGTATTCACTATGGGATCCGTTCACCATACAGGATAGGATCAATGAGACAGTGTCTCATATAGAACAGTTAAAGCTGCTCTATCCAACAGTAAGATCAATCAAAGAAAGAAAAGAAATCATTAAAGAGATGAGAGACGATTCTTTATATTTGACAGATCTCATCATGATTTCTGAAAGTATGTAAATTTAAGGAGGAGATATTATGGCAGCCGAAGTAGTAAATTTTCTCGATTATAAAAACTCACCGACAAGGGAGATTAAGAGTTCTTACAAAGAGCTTAAGAAGGATATTCTTACTGATAGGTGTGATACCGCAGAAGAGTATGAGATCAAAGCATGGATGAAAAACTGGTTTAAGGATATGGATAAGTTAGTTAGCGAGTTGCATTGATGAAAGGAGATCATAATATGAAGAAATCAAAGTATGAAATCAATAGCATGTCATTTGATATAGAAAAGAATGGCGATATCAAAGTAAATGTAAACTTTGATACCAAAAATTTCAAGAACATTCTTGCATTAGTTCATTTATCGCGCTTTGATAATAAGTATGAGGTAGAATATTCGGTATCACGGCATGATAAACTCAATGCAAATGGTAGTTACTACAAACTTGAAACAGACAATATATATGGATCTATTATATCTGCAATAGACCAGATAATTGGCAAAGCTGATGCTAAATTAGCTGATGCTTTTGGATTAAATATGAATTTCCATGAATTTGCGCAAAGTATTAGCTTTGAAAGGAAAGTTGAATACGTTGTTGATGAAGATTTTAATCCAAGCGAATTATCATGCATAATGCATGCAAAGAAGGGCAATTATGGATATTGCTTTTGGGTTAAAGCAAAGAAACACAGACAATATCAAGATGATAAATGTGTAATTAATGTAGAATTGTCAGACCAGAGCAATACCAAATTTCTTGGGAAACAAATTATGATGACCAAATATCAATTCAGCAATGTTGCTACTTGCATGAAAATCTTGAAGCAATATATTACAGAGCCATTGTATTGGGAATTGTGCGTAAAGGATTTAGAAAAGAGGAATCATGTGAAAGTTCGCAAATACAAACTCCATTGGAAATAAATAATTGCATAAAGAGTGAGAAGAATGGGTTTCCCATTCTTCTTTTTTTTTTTGTAATTTGCTCTTTTTTTAAATATAAACTATAATGGTGAATATAGAGAAATCTATATTTATAACTATTTTTAATTTAGTTGACCTATCGACTACGGGGAGAAGGAGAAATATCATGATGCCTACTACAGAAAAATTGGACACAATTCTGGAACACAGAATGGCTAAGCTCATCGAGGATATCAAAGGTCGTCATTACGACGACCCGATGGAAGAGAGAGTGTACAAAAGAAAGATTGTGTTTAAAATGCAGCGTCTTTTGGACGGGTATAAATCCTGGCTTTGGCTCAGTGAAGATAAAGACTAACCCAAAGACTAAACCAGGAAGAGGAATGGGGGAACTCATTCCTCTTTTTTTTTTTGCAAAGATTTGCCTGTAGCTATTATGGCTACAGGCAGTGTGTATGTAAAGGGTAGTTATTATCTATGGTACACGCGGTAGGACTTGAACCTACGACCATTCGGATATAAGCCGAAAGCTTCTACCAGCTGAGCTACGCGTGTATTTGATTATTAAAATGTGCTATCTGTAATAATTTATTACAATTTTCATTTAGCATACTTTCTCCATTTTATTAAATTTATACTGTGAGCATATATTATAATAACGATAGATCTTTTAATTTTAAAAAAGGAGTGGTTTATATGGAAATCATCACAGTAACTCTAGGAGATATAAAAAGAAAGAAATACGATGGAGATAAGAATCTGATTTATGTTTTGCTAAATTTCTCTAACCGCAAATGTAGAAAATATGCCATAGGGATGAGGCAAATAGATGAAGCTGGCAAAAAATACCAAGTATCATTCGAAAAAGAAGAACCCTCTCTGTATTTTTCAGAATACGATGATAAAAACAAAGAATATTATTTGGATTTTAGTAATCGTAGATATATGGTGGAGTTTAACGGAAATATCGAATCAGACGAAGATATTAAAAAGTTTGTAAGAAATATGCTGAAAACCACTATTCTTCCAGACCATGAATTTATAGCATATTATTCATATTTCCATATGAATGAAGTAAACACAAACACAGATAAGGTAATGGTAAAAGCATACTATTATTTAATTGATCAAATTGCTGAGTTTGAAATAAGGCCAGATAAGAGTATTATGACATGGACTGATCTAAATGAAAGTGGGTTTAAATCTAATGATGGGAGTAAAGAAACTAAAAATATTTTGGAAAAAGAACCATTAGATCCATATGATACAAAAGAGGCAATTAGAAGATTAGAACAATATCTTCGTGCAAAATATCCAGCTAAATTTGAATTAAAATAAATGGGAGAAGCCTTTTTGGCTTCTCCTTTTTTTTTTAGTATCCCATTCCTCCGCCAGCTCCACCTTGCTGTTCGGATTTCTTCTCACTTCTTAATTCTACTTCTGCTTCATCCCTTAGTCTGGATATATCATCCATTGGAAGCATGGTAGAATAGTAGTACTTCATAAGCTTTTCACTAAACTTAGCTTTTAGCGTTTCGTCTGGATTAGCTCCTAATACCATCATATTTATGCTTTGGATCAAATCATTGCCAGATGCAAGTAACTGAGAAGTATTTGTAAAGCTCAATCCTCTTGGAACAGGAAGTTCTACTTTTACTATATCATTTCCACCATATTCAAACTGATAAATCTTAGTCATTATCTGAGTCAGAATCTCTTCATATGCCTTCTGTTTCTCTCTAATCATTATTAAGAATCTCTCATTATTCTGCACTACATTGGTAGCAGATTGTTCAGACTGATAATGATTAGTGATCATCTCCATAGATACACCAGTTTGTTCTACTGCCATCTCTTCTAGTTGATTCATGAATTCAGTTTTCACATCTATATTCTGCCCTGGTAATATCTCTGTTGTGATAGGAGATTCTCCATTAGCAGATTGTGGTACTACGATATCATTGAATCTACCAGTAATATTGAGAATATTATTCATATTCTCTATCTGTCTTAGATTGAAATTAGACTGCCTTATCTGGTTTATTACATTGAGCAATACAGCAGTTATATTTGTATCAAGAGTCTGTCTAACTCTATAGATTCGTTTATCGTATCCTCTAGTAAGCAAAGCAATACAATTAGAGATATATAGGCAAGAGAACAGCTTAGCTGGGAACAAACTCTGCTCAAACATAGACTTTCCTCTATGAGTATGCTCATTCATATCAAAGTATGAATGGATAATATCCTCAGGAGGAATAAATGAGATTCTTATTTTTGATACTTGTCCATTATTGTGATCATAGTTGTATTTCAGTATTGAATATATATCTTCTAGTAAATCTTGGTTAGCATTGATAAATTTGGAATCGATCTTATCAGATATCTGTTTGGCTATCTTTCTTAGCACAGCATTATCTTCAAAAGATCTATCCATATTAGCTCTATCTCTAACAGATCTCTTTGGTCTTAATCCTCCTAATGTGGATGAGAAAGTTGTCTGGGAGCCGAAATCCATCTTACTATCGCATTCGATATAATAATACCCCAGGCAAGTTCTATTATCTAGATACAATGGGCGCACATACTCATGATCCAACTGTTCTACTATACAACCTGGTACGTCTACTTTGATATCTCTATCTGTAGTCAACCCATCAGGAGCTTCTAATCCTCCTGCTTTATCATCAAGAGTTTTTACAGAATCTTTCATAAAATGTTTGAATTGAGAATCTGCATTTTTCAAAACTTGTGAAGACTTGGCTAATCCATTGTCTAACTTAACCGATACCTCGTCAATTATGGATGCTGTTTCTGCCAAAACGCGTTTTGTAGTAGCTACCTTAGCTACTAGTGAGGGTATAACTCCAGAAGTGTTAATTTCTATATCTAGGCTATTTACGTAGTCTTTGTTTCTCTCTAGCATCAATTCATCATCTCTAGAGATATCAGTAGAGTCATATAGCTTACCAACACAATCCTCATCATCGCATCCCTCAGATAAATACTGAGCAGTGAATTTGATGCTAGAGTCTTCTGCCAAACCTTCTATAGCATTTTCTGTAAGAACTCCATTTTCAGCCATGGAATTAAGCGTAGCATTCTTTTTCTTTAATAATCTCGAGAGAGCTTTATCGTAAGAGAGAATATACACGAACTGTTCTCCATAGCGATCAGTCTTTTGGAGCAGAGTTTTCTTTAGCTTCTTAAGATTATATTTTTTAACCATATTATCCACGTTATTTTGATTAACGTTTGAATATAGGTTTGTTTCTCCCTCATTATCCTTAATAGAACTAATTACGTTTATTTTTATATCTTCCTCATTAGCATGATCAGCTGCTAATACAGCAGTCTCTATCAAATCTTCTGCTCTTTGCAGTCTAGGAAGATATTTTAACACTACATCTATCTCTCTATCCATATCTCTAACAACCATATTATTGCTATAGAGATCTAGAATATCAGATAGCATAGTAGAATCTGTAAGATCTTTTACTACAGTAACATTAGCATCGTTCTTTGCCAATACTCTAGCATATAGATCAGATATATTAGAAGTTCCAGTTCTAAGTTTTGTGTTATCAATCAATCCATTGATAGATTGAGACATTCTGTTTTTAAGATTATTCACATACTGCTTATTTTTATTATCAGTATAATAAGTATTCTTGTACAAATTGTCTATCGTATCTTGGGCTTGTTGAGCTAGTTTCTTATTAAATTTCACATTCATCATGAGTTCATCTTTGTCGATGGCCATTACGTAACCTCCTCTAACCGCTAAAGTTACTGCAATGTCGCGGATAAACAAAATTAAATCCTCCTGGGATTAACCCAGGAGGATATATGCTTGCGATAAATAAAGTATTTACAATTACTCATTCCAAGTATCAGGATTCGGATCATCAACTGTTGGAGATGCAGCACCAACAACACCAGTGTTTCCACGGCTAACTGCATTCTTACCGCAGAGGATATCATAACCAAACTCCATCTCATCGAAGCAAGTATGGTCATTGATCCAATCGAGGAACTCTGCTCCCTTCTGGTTAACAATACGACCAGAAATTGGATATGCATTAAAGCCAAGAGAAATCTCCTGGAAGCTGATCTCACCACGAGTTACGTTATAAATAGAAGTATTAGCAAGTGAAGGCTGAGCAGAGGCAAGGATATATGCCTTCTCAACATTCAGACCTGTATTATCTGTTACAATAAGCAGGAAGTGGAATACTTCGTACTGATAGCCTTTCTCGTTCATGAGGTTACGCTGTGAAGCATCACTACGGCCAACACGAGAACGAAGAAGACCATTATAACGCTTCATCTGTGTACGAGGATCTTTAATACCACGGATGTAGAGCTCATTAACTTTCGTAAGCAGTGAACCGCTTCTCTCGAAGTAGTTCATAGTAAAGTTAGTGCCACCCTGCTCAGTAGTACGAGTAATGATATTCAGATCGGAAATACCATTCGTAAGAGCAGCTGTTTCTGTTGTGATATCTTCGATACCCTGTGCACCACGGAAATCATACTCAAGAATATGCGTGTAGTTCTTGATAAGAGTCTCATACTCTGTGTTTGTATCAGCAAGAGTATTGAGGAACTCTGGAATCTTCAAGCAAACAAGAAAGCTATAACCTGTTTCATACAGATCGAACTGTGCAAGATTTGTATAATCAGGTACGCCACGCATAAGAGTAAATGTCGTAACGTCTTTCGGAGAAAGGGTGCTATCGAAAATATTGTTAAGCTTTTCGGCCATTTATTATTCCTCCCTTTCCATTAAGACTGAAGTGCTGTAATTCTGAAATGCTCAGTCTGAATGAAGTTTCTGAACTGAACATAGATTACTGCATAGATGATCTTGTTGGATGCATAACTAGCATCTTCTACATACTCAATCGTAAGTGACTTGAACTTAGAAGTGTACTTATCAAGAACATCCTGAACGTCCTTCTTGTACTGCGTAATATCATCGCCATCCATGAAGGAGTAACGAATCTTCGGGCACAGAGAACGAATAGCCTTGATAACTTCCTGCACTTCAAGAACGTTGTTAAGCCAAGAGAGCTGAGTATAAGCAGTCTGGCTAGTATACTCCGTATCCATAGTAAGAATATTGCCATCATAATATGTGCAATAGTTTACTCTCAGAGTATCAAGCTCTTCCTTCTGGTTGAGTTTAGGAGTATGCTTAGGGAAGAAATTGAGCGTGCCATCAATTACATAGCTGGATACATTGTTGCCAGGCAGTGTAGGAATGATGACATCGTATTTCTGACCGCAGAAAGGACGAGAACGACCATTGATGAAATGCTTAACAAAGAGACGAGCAAGATCGTATGTAACTGTAACATTGATCTCTTTCTTTGTATATGGGTCATAGATGTCGTAGCTGTTCATATATACAGCAACGAATTTAGAACGCATAACATTATAAGTCGAATAAGCAAGCTTTACATCCTCAATGTTTCTGATATTCGTGCCAAGATCACGGAAGAACATGCAATCTTCACGGAAATTAACCATCTGCTCAATAGCAGACTTAACAACCTGAGGATAGTTAGCATCAAATATGCAGTCGATGCGGTTGTTATCCAGATCATAGACTATATCGTCATATGAACCATCGAAAGCAGATCTAACCTGGGAAGGATAATCTGCGCTATCAATAGCATTGCCAGCGAACTCACCATCGCTACCATTCTCAAGCTGGATACCGTAAGTAGTACCGAGGTTTGGCGTAGATGCTACTGTGATATCTTCATATGCATTACCATATTCATCTGTAGCAAACAGAGAGTCTGTGTAAGCATATTCACTATCGGCAAGACTAGCAAGATTTGATACGTTCTCAGCAAAAGCCTCAAACTCAGAATCAAAGAATTCTGCACGAATCTGTTTAGACTTAGTCTTCACAGAGTTATACAGAGACATGTTTCTGTCATTCTCGATTACTGATGGATTCATTGTGAATGGAATTGTCTCAAGCACATTACCATTCTCAATTACATCAATAAAATAACGAGTATATGTTACTGGCTTGGAAGATGACGTATCTCTGTAGATACGGAATCTCTTTGCAGATGCACCACGGCCATTATCCATGATAAGGAAAAGAGCATAATGGCCACTTGTTCCAACAGCATTGTTGTGCTTATTAGCAGCATAGAATGCATTGGCAAAAAGCTTTGGATCATTACCAGGAAGGACCACTGATTTCAGTTCATACTGAATATCAATATGGTTCTTAGTAGCTTTCTGGTTCTGATTACCACTTGAATCGTACTGGCTAGTCGTATCATTACCAGTGATATTATCTCTCCAGAGAAGATTACCATTTTCATCTGTCTTCTGGATAATAGACGTAGTTACGTTAGCAACAACACCAATATTAGCGAGCGTTGCATCTTTTGCAACTACTCTCTTACAGGTAAGATAACCACCAGCCTGAATCACATTAGCAGCCTGAATAAGAGGCTGACCATGCTTCTTGAATGAAGGCGTTGCGCCATATAAAGTGAAAAAGTCGTCACCGAAGACTCTAGGTTTCCACTCTTCTGGGCCTTTGTCAGAACTGAATACTGACATGAAAATTGGGCGATCTACTTCGTCCTGCGAAATAGTAGATAGTCTATTGATCGCGGACTTGTCGTCCCAAGTAATAGTTACTTCAGGAGCCGGCATTTCATTTCCTCCTTTATTTACTGTATAATAGAAAGCCCTCCTAATAAACGGAATGCTTAATATACATTTATTTTTATTTCAGAAAATTTGTGCTCTGATTTAATAAGATGTAACTTTCACCCATATAGCTTGGGCTAAAGATACATTTGCTGATATATTATAAAAATGATAATATATCTAGAGCAATATAGTAGGAGGAAGAAACATGAGAAAAGCAGACCCAAATACAAGATTATGTGATCTTAATAATCCAACCATGAGATTGGTTGAAAAAGATCCGAATAATGCGAAGTATAGTAAAGAGTTATTGATGAAGATCGCTAAAGACTACTTTGATTGTGGTGGAGGTGGAAGTTATATAAACTTCATCATAGATAGAGCTAATCATGTGGTAGAAACATGCACAATCGCAAAAGCAGACGTCGATCCAAATTATAACGTAATTCAATTTCCAAAAAGATAAAATCATATCCCAGTGGAATATCCACTGGGATTATTTTTTTTTTATTTAATTTCTCCAACTAGAACTTTCTCTAGTGTAGTATCTTTTGGCTCATTGTTCATCATAGCATGTAGGATGGATTCATCAAAATCTTCTGATAGCAATGCTGTATATGGAGATA